AGAGCTTCTAACGTCTTAACTTTACACCAAAATGGAACTGCACAAAGCACTACACCTACACTTTCAGGAACGGCTGATATTGATGCAATAGGTGTAAGAACAACAGATACGAACCCTTATGCAGGAACAATAAAAGAAATACAAATATATACCAGTTCAAGTGCAGGATTAACGGCTAATGTAAACGATAGACTAGCAACTTTATAAAATGGAAAATATAATATCAATAAATTTAAGCACTACAACAGCTCCAGTCGTATCAGAATCACGTTCAAAGCATTGGGTAGATTATGGAACAGAGGACTGGGCAAATCTCTATCCTCAGTTTTTAATTGACCTTTACTACAACAGCTCTACACAAGCGGCTATTATTAATTCTACTTCAGAGCTAATCGCTGGTGAGAACATAGTTATTGAAGATGAAGCAGAAAGAGATTTAGAGGCAGTTGTTAAATTAAAGAAATTCTTTAATTCAGCTAATGGTAATGAAACGCTACATGAAGTCATAAAAAAAATATCTTTTGATTTTAAGCTGCAAGGAGCGTTTGCCCTTAACATTGTATGGAGTCAAGACAGGACTACAATATCGGAAATCTATCATATTGGAGTGGACAAGATTAGAGTAGAAAAACCAAATAAACTAGGAAAAATTGAAGGCTTTTATGTTTCAGCAGATTGGTCAGATACTAGAAAAAACAAGCCTTACAGAGTTCCTGCCTTTAATACTAACGACAGGACTTCACCTAATCAAATCTTATACACAGGGCTTTACAGTCCTAATATGAACGCTTACCACACACCAGACTATGTTGCTGGAAATAATTGGGCTTTAGTAGATCAAAGGGTAGCTGAATTTCAATTATCTAACATCAATTCAGGCTTCAGTTCTAGCTTCATGATCTCCTTTGCTAACGGAGTACCGACACAAGAAGAGCGGTTTCAAATAGAGCAAAGTTTAACAGATAAATTCACAGGAGCAAATAACGCAGGAAAATTCATTTTGACATTCTCAGATGATAAGACTAGAACACCTGACATAACAGCAATAACCCCTTCTGATTTAGACAAGCAGTACTTGGCTTTGCAGGAGCTTTTGGTTCAAAACATTCTTACCGCTCACCGAGTAACGAGCAAGACGCTTATGGGAATTGATTCAGGTAATGGATTTTCAAGTAATGCAGATGAATTGAACGCTGCCTCAAATTATTTTTTAAACACAGTCTGTAAGCCATACCAAGCTCATATCATCCGAACACTTAGGAAAATCTTTACAGTAAACAATATGGATATGCCTGTAATGTTTGAACAGCTTAAACCAATTACAACTAAGTTTACTAATCAAGACCTTGCTGGAGTACTTACAAGTGACGAAATTCGTGAGGAGATGGGCTATGCACCTTTAGATGTAGAAGTACATGAGGACTTTACTAAGATGTCTGAATATACTGCCTTAGATGCGTTCATTGATGAGTTTGGAGAGGATATGTCAGACAAATGGGAATTAGTAGAAGAAGAAATAGTAGATGGCGAACATCAAGATTTTGATTTTGAAGAAACTTTAAATGAAATAGCAGGTGAGAAGATTGAACTAGCTTCAACGGGTAGAGCTATTCCAAGTCGTAAGTCAGAACAAGATGGTATATCAAAAAAAACTTATGATTATTTTAGAGTTCGTTATGTTTATTCTAATGATAATTTCTTAACTAACAAATCAGGAACAAGCAGGGACTTTTGCAAGAAAATGGAGTCAGCTAAAAAACTTTACAGAAAAGAGGATATTATAAGAACAAAAAGCAATAGTGTTAATCCTGGATTTGGTCATAATGGTGCAAATTATAATTTGTTTCTCTACAAAGGCGGTCCTCAATGTTTTCATTTTTGGAGTCGTAGGATTTTCAAGACTGTAATAGGCGAATCTAAGACTACTAAAATAGAAGATGCTGATGCAATAGGTTACACAAAGGCTAAGTCAGAAGGGTTTACGGCTAAAAAGAATGATAAGTTAGTAGCAATACCACCAAGAAAAATGAAAAATAACGGATATTACAATTAGAAATTATGGCATACGTATTATTTATATCAGAAGAACGACTTAAAGACTCAACAACAATAGGTCTTAATGTAGATGTTAATTTGCTTAGCCCGTATTTAGTTCAGAGCCAAAAGCTTTACGTGGAGACCAAACTTGGTACGGACTTAAATGAAAAGCTAAAATCTTTAATTATAGCAGGAACAGTTAATAGTGTTCCTGCCAATGCAGCTTATGCAACTTTATTAAATGATTATATTGCGGAACTTTTACCGAGCTATGCTCTATACATGGCACTTCCTTTTTTACGCTTCAAAATTGAGAACGGGAACATATACTCTAAAACCTCAGAAACTGGAAATGCTTTATCTACGGAAGAAGCTCAACACCTTAGAAATGAGGTACTTAACACAGCTGAATATTATATGGAAAGAATGATAGACTACATAAGAAACAATACTGCTAGTTTTCCAGAATACAGTACGAACACAGGATCAGATGTAAATCCTGACCGCAACTCCTATTATTCAAACATGAATCTTGAAAGACCTAACCAGCAAGGAACAAGATTAACATTAAGGAACTTCCTAAACTAGATTGATGAAAAAGACTTACAAAGTAAAAGAAATAAATAAAACTAAATTAAAAGAATACTTAAAAGATGGCACTAAAACAATTAGCAAAGGAAGTCGGAGATGTACTGATATTAAACACAACAATATTAAGTGTCGCAACATTCAGTAATATAGAAGTAGTTTTAAAGATTATTCTTTTAGTAATATCAATAGTCTATACTGCCGACAAGTGGTATTTTCAAAAGAGGAAACGAGATGGCAAAAAATAAGGGAATTGAAACTGTTAATTCAAATAGCAAAAAGCGTAAAGGAGTACATAGTAAGAATGCTTCAAAATCTCAGAATGGCTATAAACAAAAATATAGAGGTCAAGGGCGTTAATCTCCTGATCCTAAGAGATACATTTACTGAAGTTTCAACTATTGGTAATTTGTATTTAGATGGGGAATGGCTTTGTGATACATTAGAACTACCCTATAAAGACAACCAAAGAAGTATAAGTTGTATTCCTGAAGGTCAATACAAGGTAAGACTTAGAACAGCTAGAGAATCAGCTACAAGAGATTACTTACACCTATTAATTCAAGATGTACCTAATAGAGATTTTATCTTAGTGCATATCGGAAATAAAAGCTCAGATAGTCGTGGTTGTATTCTAGTAGGAATTGGAACTGAACAAGACTTTGTTAAGAACTCCAGACTCGCTATGGAACTATTAATGAAGGAAATCCTTAATTTAGGTGGCACAAATATTAATTTAATAATCAAAAACAAATAAAATGAAAAAATGGTTAATCAGTCAAATGCTAAAATCTAAGAAATTTTGGTATGCAATCGGAAGTATTATTATTCCTATTCTAGTTACTTATTTAGGAGTAGATGAAGCAACAGCAACAAACTTATTCTATGCAGCACTAACTTTAGTTATCGGGCAAGGTATTGCTGATAGTGGAAAAAAGTAATAGATATAGATTAAAACCTCATGAGGTAGATGTTATAGAGGAAATGAGGGCTAATGATGAGAGGAGGGTGTTGGTCATACCAGATTTACACGCTCCCTTCATTGAGCCTGGATTTTTTGAACATTGTAAAGCTATTTATAAAAAATGGAATTGCAATGCCGTTCATTTAACAGGTGATTTGCTGGATAATTCATTTTCCTCATTTCATGAAATCAGTCCAGATGGCAAAAGTGCAGGTGATGAACTTGCTTTGGCAATAAAACAAATCAAGCCTTTTCATACTGAATGGCCGATAGCAACTGTAACCATTGGCAATCATGACGCAATAATTTCAAGGAAATTAGTAGCCTCTGGATTATCTCAGGCTTGGCTAAAGGACTTTAATGATGTATTAGGTACTCCTGGTTGGATTTGGGCTGATAAATTTAATATAGATGGAGTATTATATATACATGGTACAGGTAGCTCAGGCAGAAATGGAGCTATCAACAGAGCTATAAATTGGAATACTAAAATAGTTCAAGGTCATATCCATACTGAAACAAGCATAATTTACCACGCAAATAAAGACAGCCTTCTTTGGTCTATGCAATTAGGGGCAGCTTTTGATGTTAATAGCTATGCTGCAAACTATGCAAAGAACTTCACAAAGAAACCCATAATAGCAGTAGGCGTTATATTAGACTCAGGGCGTTTGCCTATTTTAGAACCAATGTCATTGTAATGGAAGAAAACATTGGACTTAGAATTACCCTAATATATATCCTTGTTCTTTTAACAGTCCTAATCATTGCTTTATAGCACCCCCCTAAGCCGTTTTAGGCACTTTCTTTTCTTTTTGATGCCTATATACTAGACAGGCACTAAAGTCTTTCCTAGATACAAACTCTTAAATTGTTAATAACTTTGTTTATCATTCTGTTTATATCTATTTTATATTTATATCTTTGCCCTAAGTTTAATTAAAAAAAAGAATATGGAAAATCAATTTAGAGTAATCAACAGAACAACAAGGGAAGAACAAATCTTTAACTCAAAAGAAATCAAAAGGTTCTTTTACTGTGAGTATGATAAACAGACAGGAAAACTCAAATACAATTTAAATGATATGAATGATTATGCTATTAGCTATGTGAAACCAAAATCAGAAACAGCATTAGAGGTTTTAGGTTTTGGTCTTTTAGGATTAGCAATAATTGTATTAGTAACTGAAATTGTAATGTCATGGATATAAAAGATGCTGAATTTCAAGAATGGTATAATGATTTACCCCAAGAACGAGAATGGTTTAATGAGCCTCAGATTGACCATTGGTCAAAAAAACCATTAGACAATACAAAAGTACTATGCGAATACTGGAGCTTAAAAAACACTCCTGATGTTAAGGTCATAGGAACTGAATTACAATGCTCCAATCTATTTACTAAGATGCTTAAAGAAGAAGGTTGGCAAATTAACTTAGACTACAAAGATGAATTACTACCTGAATATGCACAAGCGTATGAGGACAATAACAAGAAACCAATAATAATAAATTTAAAGTAATGGAAAAGGTAACCAAATACACAAGATCAAGCAAGTATAATGGGAAAGCAATATATTGTCCTAAATGTAATGCCTATAATAAAGTATATCACTTTTGTTGGTCAGCAATTACTTGTGGGGAGTGCAAAGAGATGATAAATAAAACAGAATGGAATTTAAAAAAACAATTAATATAAGTGTTAATAAATTTGTTTATATTTGCAAACAGGGAAAGCCGATGCCCTTTTAAGTAGGCACAAAAAAAGAATATATGAAAACAGAAAAAATTAAGGAAAAGTATCACCACTACGGATTAGAAAAAGAAGATGTTTTTAAGCATCAACATTACGTTATCATAACTAGAAGCGGAATAGACAAGATTCAAGCAATAGAAAATATAGAAATTGACTATGAAGTTATTAAATGCGAAAGAGATTTTTGTGTTGTTAAGGCACACGCAAAGAAAGATGAGACTGATAAATTTATACAAACATTTGGCTCAGCATTAAAAGGCGAAGGGTTTAAGGACGGAAACTGCAACACTTGGTACGTAATGGAAATGGCAGAGAAAAGAGCTATGAGTCGTGCCGTATTGAAACTAACAGGCTTCTACGAGTTAGGAGTATTTGGAGAAGATGAAAGCGAAAATTTTAAAAAGAGTAATAATCAAATAAATAAATAAAATGAATGTAATTGGAAAACTAATTAAAAAACTAGAACGAGAAACAGGAGTTTCTAAAACAGGAAAGACTTGGGAAAAACAATCTATCCTTGTGGAGCAGTCAGGTACAGAATTTAACAAAGAAGTAGTAATAAGTTTCTTTGGTGATAAGATTAAAAGCTTAAGAGATGTTGAAGTTGGGTCTGATGTTAATGTTTCTGTCAATTTATCTTCAAGAGAATTTAATGGTAAATACTATCATAATATAGATGGTTGGTTTTGTGCTAAGTTAGGTCAGGAAACTGTAGCTCCTGTTAATGAAGAAGATTTACCATTTTAATATGACGGCAGAAGATAACTTTAAAAACCTTTGCAACCTCACTACAAATATAATGGGGTTGCGTAAGGGTTCTTTATCTCAAAAGAGCAGAAGAACTGAGCTGCAAATACCTAGAGCAGTAGCGGCAGTAATATCTAGGCTAGAAGATGAAACCCACCAGACAGTGATAGCTAAAGTCTTGAATCGTGATAGGTCTTTAGTTTATCATTATGAAAAAATGCACTCAGCAAACTATTCATCTTGGGAAAAATACAGAGATACTTTTAATAAAGTCTACATGGCATATACAAGTCTAGCTAATGCTAAAAAAGAGTTCTTTGATTTACAGCACTTGCAAGACCATCTAAGAAAATCAGGAGTCATAGCTAGTGATAAACAACAGACTTCTATTAGGATTAAATGTGGTAAAGTAGGTACAGATATAAAAGTTTCTTACAGAGAGTTCTACAATCAATTAGAATTATGTAAGTTAGCCCTCCAAGATTATAGATATGAAATTGAAATAATATAATGGAGAAACCAAACTATTACGCAATACTTTCAGCAGAGGTAAGATATGACAACAGACTAAGACCAAATGTTAAGTTATTGTATGCTGAAATCACAGCTTTGTGTAATATGAATAGGGAATGTTTTGCTTCTAATAGATACTTTTCAGAACTTTATGGTAAAAGCAAAGGTAGTATATCTGGTTGGATTAGTGAACTTGTAAAGTATGGTTACATATCATCTGAATACACCTACAAAGAAGGAAGTAAGGAAATAGAGTTTAGGTATATAAAAATACTTAAAGGGGGTATAACTGCAAAAGACAATACCCTATTGAAGAAAACTGTAAAGAGTAATACTACAAGTATTAATAATACAAGTATTAATATTAATATATCTAATAGGCGTGAATCTTTTGTTTTAGAAGTTATGGCTTTTGATTATGATAAAAAGATTTTAGAAGGTTTTATAGATTACTGGACAGAACCAACAAAAAGTAAAACAAACCCAAAAATGAAATTTGAACTAAATCAAACTTGGGCAACAAATCTAAGATTAAAAAATTGGGCGGCTAGACAAAAGCAATGGGATGTGCCTACTAAGATTAATAAAAATAAATTAACTAAAAATACAAACACTATGAAGAATGTATTACGTAAGCTAAACGGACATGATTAAAGAAATAGAAAAATTAGAACTATATAGGTTATGTGTAGTATTACTAACTAAGACCTATACATCACTTGGACAAACTCCTGGTGAAGAAACATTAGAATCCATGAGCTTTTTATTAAGTGAATTACTAGAAAAAAGATACAAGACTTTTACTTGGGAAACAGTTGAGCTTTCTTTTTATAACGGAACAACAAATACTGAGGTCTTTCATATAAACATACAAACTATGAGTAAATGGCTTTATACCATGAAGCAGTTAATTTGGGATGGTGAAGCAAAAATGAAGGAAGGTTCTTATCACGCTATAAATAAAGAGATAAGAGGAATTATTAATGAACAACAAAAACTTTTAAAATGAAAAAAGAAGAAACAGCACCATTAACATTACTATTAAATGCACTTGATGTAAATAGAAAAAATTGTGAAAGGATATATTGGCAGGAAGAATTTATAAATTATATTGAAGAAAAAAACATAAAACTTTATAATGAAGCTAAAAAATATACAGATAAGCTAGAAGCTGATGGTTATTGGACTGAAGAAGAAAAGAAAATATGGGGAAAGAAATGATAGGTTGGGTAATAATAACAGCCATTGTGATGTGGCTAATAAGGGAATTGAAATGAATACAAGACAAACATCAGTAGACTGCTACAATGAAATTAAAAGAAATGGATCATTATCTAAAATGAGATTTGAAGTTTATTCAGCTTTATTGTCAATGGGGAAACCATCTACAACTAGAGAGGTATATGAAACCATGAATGTCCTGAAACAAGAAGCAACAAGGTTTACTGAATTAAGAAAACTTGGAGTTATTTATGAGGTTCAGAATAGAAAATGTACTATCACAGGAAGGACATCTATTGAATGGGATTTAACAGATAGACTCCCTGTTGATTTTAAAAACTCTAATAAAACTAAGAAACAAAAAGTTGATTGTGCTTTAAATTCATTGCGTGAATTATATAAAAACAAAGACAACAGCACGAATGAGGATTGGACAATAGTTGCTGATTTGATTAAGAGTATATGAAAACAATTAGTAAATTAAAAAAAGAGCTAGATACTATCTTCAGTCTTTATATAAGGATCAGAGAATCAGAAGAAGGACTTGTGCAATGTTTCACATGCAACAAGGTTAGTCATTACAAGTCAGGAATGCAAAATGGTCATTTTCAAAGCCGTAAACATTTAGCAACAAGGTGGAGTGAAACCAACTGCCAAGTGCAATGCGTGGGCTGTAATATGTTCAAAGCAGGGGAACAGTATAAATTTGCCATTAACTTAGATGCAAAGTATGGAGAAGGAACTGCTGAATATTTAGAGCTTACAGCTAGAACTATTATGAAAGTTAGTCGTATAGATTATGAAGAAAAGATAAGTTATTACAAAGACCTTGTTGATAAATTAAAAAAAGATAAAGGAATAGAATAAAAGTTTTCTTAAATTTGGCAA